GGAGGCACAGAACTGTTAAATATCACTAACTCTTCAAGTGATGTAATTATTAAACCCGTTGTTGATGGTAAAGATGTAATATTTCAACAGAGAGATGGAACAGAGGTCGCTAGGGTAGAGGACAATGGTACCTTCAACGTGGTCACAGACAAGCTTGCTATAAATGGCACGGCTGTAACGTCCACAGCTACGGAATTAAATTTATTAGATGGTGTGACAGCCACGACAGCAGAACTCAACCATACAGATGGTGTAACAAGTAACATACAAACTCAACTAGACACAAAGGTGACCTCGTCAGGTGTCACATCTGTATCGGGCACTGATCCTATAGTATCCTCTGGGGGGACAACTCCTGCTATATCTTTAAAAAATGATTTTATTAAAAATACCTCATCTGCTGTATCTACGGATTCAACCACAAGTTTTACTGCAAGCACCTATCCCACATGGGTGTCTGCACGAACAAATTCTACAGGAAACCCTAGTTGGACAATAACTGTCGGTGGTAGTGCCACCTCACATTCCACAGCCGATGGAGATAGTGGCACATTTGACTCAATACAAATTTTATTGCCGGTTGGAGCAACTTTAGCTTGTTCTACAGCTTTTACTTTAATTGCAATACAATTAAGACCAGGTTAACATGCCTTTAACTGCACTTAAATTTAAACCAGGCATAAATAGAGAATCTACCTCATACTCTAACGAAGGTGGGTGGTTTTCTTGTGACAAAATACGTTTTCGTTTTGGTGCAGCAGAAAAAATAGGAGGATGGCAATCCTATAGCGACAATACCTTTCTTGGTACATGTCGAGCCTTGTTTAGTTGGGTAGCGTTAGACGGAACAAAATACTTGGGTCTTGGCACTAATTTAAAATACTACATAGCCGATGGTGGTCAATATAATGATATTACGCCTCTTCGATCCACGACGGGATCTGGAGACGTTACGTTTGCTGCTACGAACGGCAGTAGCACGATAACCGTGACCGATGCTGCTCATGGAGCCGTGTTAAATGACTTTGTTACTTTTTCTGGGGCAGCGTCCTTGGGTGGGAATGTGACAGCTGCGATACTTAATGCAGAACACCAAGTTACAAACGTGGTAAACAATAATACCTACACCATCGCTGTTAGCGTATCAGCAAATAGCTCTGATTCTGGTAATGGTGGTAGTTCTGTAGTGGGTAAGTATCAAATAAACACGGGTCTTGACACAAACTTCTTTGGCACGGGTTGGGGTGCCGGTGTGTGGAATGGTATTGATACGGATGAATTAACAACAACACTGGCTGAAGAGCTTGATGCGTCTGAGACGGGTGTAGATGTGGCAAGTGCCACGGGCATATCAACTTCTGATGTTATTAGCATATCCGGTGAGCTTATGCTTGTAGGCGGTATATCCTCTAACACACTGACCGTGACTCGTGGACATGGTGGTACAACAGCCGTTGTGCATTCAAACGGAGAGTTAGTGCGGTTGGTAAAAGGCAATGCTACCGCAACAGACGATACCGTAACCTTGGTGGATGGCAGTGGATTAGCGTCTGACGCTACGGTGACCACAGCAACAGTTGATTCTGCTGCAGCGTTTCCTAGTTCTGGCTATATAAAAATAGAAGACGAAATAATAGAATATACGGGCACAACGTCTACAACATTTACTGGATTAATAAGAGGATCTCTTAGTACCACTGCTGCCACCCATGCCGATAACGAAGCGGTAATCGAGGCAAGCTTTGGGTGGGGTATGCCTGCGGAATCTACTGTATCGGGTGCCAATCTTACAAACTGGACACACGATAACTTTGGTGAAGATCTTCTTATAAACGTAAAAAACGGTGGTATATACTACTGGGATAGAACGTCGGGCACCTCTTCACGAGCCGTGGAACTAAACACTTTGTCTGGATCTACGCTCGCTCCTACGGTAGCTAAGCAGATTATGGTGTCCGACCAAGATAGGCATGTCATCGCTTTTGGGTGCGATGGCGAAGGTTCTATTGGTACACAAGATCCACTACTTATACGCTTTGGATCGCAAGAAAGTCTTACAGCGTGGCAGAGTCTGGCAACGAATACGGCAGGCGAACTGCGTATATCTACGGGGTCTGAGATAGTTGTGGCTATACAGACCAAACAGCAAATATTGGTGTATACAGACGTATCGCTCCACGGGATGCAGTTTCTAGGCCCACCGTTCACGTTTGGTTTGAACGAAATATCACGAAATATCACGATTGCTAGTCCAAATGCAGCTGTTGCTGTGAACGACTTCGTGTTCTGGATGGGGTCAAAAGAGTTCTATGTATATGGTGGTACTGTGCAACGTCTGCCATGCACCGTGTTGGATTATGTGTTTGGTGATTTTAACAGAGATCAGATTGGCAAGGTAACAGCAGGACACAACTCCTCATATGGTGAGGTATGGTGGTTCTATCCATCAAAGAACAGTGCTACAAACGACCGCTATGTGATCTACAACTATCAAGAAAAAGTGTGGTATTTTGGCAACCTTGCACGAACAGCATGGGTAGATCGTGGTATCAACCAGTATCCAATCGCTGCACATACTGACAATAAGCTATATTACCATGAGTTCGGGCAGGATGACGGTAGCACCAATCCTCCTTCTGCTATATCCGCGAACATTGAATCAAGTCAGATAGATATAGGAGATGGAGAAAAGTTCTCGTTCATACGACGAATGATTCCCGATGTAACTTTCAGAGACAGCACAAATGAGACACCACGGGTGAATATGGTGGTAAAAACTAGAAACTTTCCTGGTGTAACCTTTAACGAAACAAACACTAACACGGTGACACAGTCTGTATCTACACCCGTAGAGCAGTTTACCGAGCAGATACACTTACGAGCACGAGGGCGATCTTTTGCTTTTCGTATTGAAAGTGACGTAACGGGCGTTATGTGGAGACTAGGCACACCACGCCTTGATGTTCGACAAGATGGGAGACGCTGATGTCTACTAGAAATGTACCTGCACCATTATTTCCATATCCACCAGAGGATTACGACCAAAATTACTTTTCTGATGTGGTGCGGTCTTTCTCTATCTTTGTGGATCAGCAAAGAAACCCTGGTGAATCACGGGCAACAAAGATGACATTTACGAATCTTCCGTCTGGTGACGATACCACATTAGAGGTAGGAGCTTTGTTTGAAGTGGACGGAGTGTTAAAAATTAGCAAAGTGAATATTCCACATTGTACTGGTAATTCTGCTACAAGTGGTTTAGGATCAGTAACAGTTACGATAGGATAACTCATGAGTTTAGGATCAGTTTTAGGAGGAATAGCGGGATTAGTCATCGGAGGCGGTTCGGCTATGGCTGCTGCTGTTGGTGCCGGACTAGGACGATTAGCCAGTGGTGGAGATATTGAAGACGCTGTAAAAGATGGTGCTCTCGCCTTTGGCATAGGGTCAATACCTGGAGTTGGTAGTTTTGCAAAATCCACCGCAGCAAATTTAGGAATATCTGCGGTAAGTAAGCAAGCAGCAAACAAAGCGATTGCAAACAAAGCTGCTGAAGGAGCTGCTAAAGGAGCTAGTGGACTGTTCTCCCCTGGTAACATATTACTTGCATCCACTGTAGCAGGAGCGTTAGAGCCTAAAGGTGAACCTGCAGGAGAGTCCTATCCTGGAGGAGAAAGATTACCCGATTATCAAGGTAAGGTTCTTGTAAAAGCTTTCTATAGTCCAATTACAAATAAACGATACATGACACAAGAAGAGATGGAAAGAGATGAAGCCACTGTTAGCTCTGGAATCATGTCGGCTGCTGCGGGAGGCTATATTGAAGGTCCTGGCACTGGTCGTAGCGATGACGTAAAAGCAGGTATCTTTCAGAACGGACAAAAAGTACAAGAAGCACGGCTCTCGGACGGAGAGTTCGTTATGACCGAAAAAGCGGTACGCAACGCAGGCGGTGGTGACAGAGAAAAAGGTGCTGCGAAGATGTATTCGCTAATGAATAGTCTTGAGAAGGGAGTTGCGTAATGGTTGAAGTTACCAAAACCCAACAAGAAACGGTCTTACCTGAGTACCAAGAAAAATTTCTAAAAGATCTTTTTGAAACAGCAAAGACAGTTGTTGGTGAGGGACAAGCAATCCCAAAATACGAGGATTACGTTGCTGCTCTAACTCCAGAACAATTAAAGGCTATTGAAATAGGGGCACAAGGTATAGGTGCCTATCAGCCTATGCTTGAAGAAGGAGCTAAGACTCTTGCTAGTGGTGTAACAACATTAGGTGAAGGAGCAGACCTCACGCGAATAGGAGCGGGGGAAGTTGGTGGTGCAACAGGAAGATATGATCCTAGCTCTTATAAAGAATTTATGGATCCCTATCAAGAAGAGGTTATTAGTAAGCTACAAGATGACTTAGAGCGACAAAGACAGATACAAGCGAATCAATTAGCAGGTCAAGCAGCGGGACGAGGAGCTTTTGGTGGGTCAAGAGAGATTGTTGCTCAAACAGAGCTTGGTCGAGGAACCTCGGAACTTGGTGCAAAACTTGGTGCACAGTTACGAAGTGCGGGATTCAAACAAGCACAGCTACAAGCACAGAAAGCTTTTGAAGATCAACAAAAAAGAAAGTTGGGTGCGGGACAGTTGTTTGGACAACTCGGTCAAGGCATGGGCAAACTTGGCGTGGGTATAGGTGGTTTAGGAATGCAACAAGCTGCTCTTGGTGAGGCTGCACAAGGCTTAATGGGTAAGGACATAAATATGTTGTTGGGTTTGGGTGGATTACAGCAACAACAAAATCAAGCTATTTTATCGGGTGGACTACAGTCTTTCTTAGCGGGACAGCAACAACCCTTTACTGAAGTAGGTTTTCTTTCTGATATATTTAGAGGAGTGCCTTCAACTTCTTCAACAATTACAAGCGTTAGTAAACCTGATCCTAGCCTTGTGTCTCAGATAGGTGGATTAGCCACTGGGATATACGGATTAAGTCAAGCGGGTGGTAATCTCAACCCATTTAGCTTTTTGAGTCCAAGATGAGCGTAACAAATAGAAAAATGTTTAGACGTGATGCACGGAACAAGGTGCGTCAGATGGGCGGGATCATGGCATCGTCTGAGCCGTTAATACAAGCTGTGGCAAATTACCAGTTGGGTGGAGGAGTGAATATTATGACTCAGCCAACTAATCAAATGCCAGTGGTGATTGGAGGACCTAGACCAAGAAGTAAAACACTCGGAGAAAAGTTTTTTGAAATGATACAACCTAAAGGTATTCCAGGCATAGCTAGAAGGAACAATGTGGCTACGATGGCGGGATCTGGAGTTGGAGATACTACTTCTGTAATAGATCCTAGATATGTTGATGAATTTATGGATTCAGATGTTACAAAAATGGGAAAACAAATTCAAGAGACGGGTGGTTTTGGAAATCTTGTTAGCAACACATTTGGTCTAAGTCCAAGTGGTCAATTAATTAGTGGTCCTTTGGGAGAAAGAAAAACGGGCGGTGCTCCTAGTATAGTGACGGGTCAAGGTGTTGAAGGCATGGACGATGTTTTTAAGAGCCAAGCTTTACAAGCACAAAAAGATGCTGAAGCACAAAAATTATTAGAGGCTGAAACTATAGCTATGAGAGAAGCGGAAAAGAAAACGGCTGTTGAGGGTGGTATGCCTGATCCCGCACAGACGGGGAAAACAGATGAGAAAGCTCTTGAGGATGCATTAAGTGGTGGTCGGTCTTCAATTGACAGACAAACTCTTGGCGTTACTGCGGATGAAGGTACAGAGTATGAACATAAATTAGTCACAGATCAATTTAGGAAAGACGGTAATTTAAATAATGTGAAAGAAACTGTTCAAAATACGGTTAAGTCTGGAGTTGGCACAGGTGGAGCTTTAAAACAATTGATTAATGAGTTTACTAGCAATGCTCCAGAATATGAAGGCATGGACAGAGGATTAGCCATAGCGAAAATTGGTTTTGCAATGGCAGCAGGTGAGAGTCCAAATGCCATAACAAATATTGCAAATGCCTTGTCTCAAGGAGCCGACATGTTCTTGAAAGACGATGAAAAAAGAAGGGATTTTAAAAGACAAGTAGAACTAGCAGGTCTTCAATACGGAATAGGTGAACTCAGTAAAATGAGAGCAGAGGGTCGTGCTTTAGCTCGACAAGATAGAAATTTAAAATATTTTGTTGCCGGAAAAGATATAAAAGTTAATGGAGTTTCTTATGAGGAGGGTAGCGTTGTGCCCATCTCAGAAGGATATATAAGAGAGAATGGCATTCCATCGGGTCTAACTACGGAAAATTTAGTAAAAGGTGCTCAAGCTTTAAAAGGTAAGATAGACAAATTGTTAGCTGAACAAAACGAAAAAAAGATAATGTCGGATAAAGACTACAGAGCAAATAGAGAAATTGTTACAAATGCTGCAGCTAAGTTTGAAGAGTCAAGAAATCTCATGACGTTGATAGAAGGTAGTATTTATAAAGTTGCAGGTGGCGAAGTTACTGGTCTTATGCCTAAAGTAGAAGATTTGATGAACAGAGCATTCCAAGCAGCAGGTGTAAATAGAGATGAAGAGGGTCAAACTCTTGCTGAGTATAACAGAGACATGCAAGAAGTTGCCAATAAACTTATAAAAGAGATTATTCAAGAGGGTGGAAAAAATATTTCTAATGTTGACCGTCAGTTAGCACAAGAAATTGTGGGTCTTTTCACAAGAAGAGGTGGATATATCACTGAAGATCCTGATGTATTATTGGGCAGACTTCAAAGTATTCACAGAACATTAAAAACCACTCAGACAAAAGCAGTAGCAGATATGACAGACATGCTTGAACTAAGTATTGGTAGAACTTTTCAATCTGGAGCACCCGTAACATACTCTAGAGTGGGAGAGCTTCAATTAGGAGCCATACAAGGAGCTAAAGGAGGTACTAAAGACATATTCTTAAAAGACTTGTTAACCGATGGACAAGTAGACGCAAGTAAGGTTTCAAGTATCTTTGGACTCTCCTCATGAGCGTAATAGTTCTCCCTAATGGTCAACGTATAAACACTGAAGGTTTAGATGCCAATCAAGTTACCAGTGCTCTTACTCAACTTCAAAAACAACAACCTACCTTATTTACGGATATTGGAGGGGAAATAGATTTATCCACTGCCTCCGCAGAGGAGATAAATGAGTTTAGACGAAGAAAAGAAGAGTTAGGTGGAACAGTTACTGGAACTAAAGCCGATACCGCAGACTCTTTAAAAGATCCAGATGTTGATTATACCTCTGGATTACAAGATTTTCGCATACGAGCGGGTTTTGCAAACAAAGAAAAAGATAGTGAAAAAGCAGCTTATTTAGCCGATCAAGTTGGACAAGATGGTTTTCGTCAAGATAAAGGTGGACGTTTTATTATTACAAAAGCGGGTCGAGAAAAACTTGGTATGCCCGATGGCCCAGAGTTCGCAGTGGATGAAGAGGGTTTTAGCCTTAAATATGATACCGCAGACTTCTTGGGAGAAACAGGTGTTCCTTTAACAGTAGGGATTGGTGCGAGTATAGCAGCTAGTGGCGTTGGGTTTTTACCTGGTGTAGCGATTGTTGGTGGAGCAACAGCCGTTGGCAAACTTTTAGACGAAGCCTTTGAAGCTGCTCAAGGATATCAAAGACAAACAGCAGGAGAGATAGCTAAAGACGCTGCATGGGAAGGCGTTTTTGGTGCCACTGGGGAGGGCGTGGGTCGAGGACTCTCACGTCTTTTTGGTAGAATTTTTAAAGGTAGTGGTTCCAAAACAGCCGAAGATGCTAAAGAAATTGGTAGAGAGATGAGACAGTTAAGTCTTCAACCCACTGTGGAGGGGGGAGCACCAGGAGCTTTTGGTATTCTAACACGACTTCAAGCTGTATATGAGGGAATATCTCCAAACAAAAAGGCTGCTGAACAAAATGTAAAAGTTATTTTAGAACAACTCAAAGGATTAAGAGGGTTTGATGTTGGCGATGATGCTATAGAAGAATTAGGTAAAGTTATTCAAGATGACATTACAAAACTTTACTCTAGTTATGATGAAGCTCTTGTTCAGGCAAATAAGGCATTAGACACAGAGATAGAAAGAAAAATTGCACAAATCATGGAGCCTTTAAAAAGAGGAGATGAAGTAGGAAAAGATGCTGTAGAGGGTATAACACAAGCAAAAAATATTTTTAATGAAAATGTAGATTTTCTTTACAAAAAAGTAGATCAAGCTTTAGGAAAGAATAATCAAATTATTCCTTTGGGTAAGTTTCAAGAAGAGGTAACAAAAGGCATAGATAGGTCAGTAAGAGGCGTAAAAGCTGAGCTTGGTCAAGGGACTGCCGTGGGTAAAATCCTTCGGAAAGTTAGAGAAAGAGCTAAAACAAGACTTCGAGCAAACGGTATAAAACTTTCAGAAGATAATATAAGACGAGCAATGCGAGGTACCCCCGAAGAAGCAACAATATTACGAAACGTAATGTCTGAATTAGAATATACTGGTAATAAAACTTTTGGAGTCATAAAAAGTTCTTTAGATGAATCTTTTATGGATGCGGAAGATTTATTAAATATTAGAGTTTCTAGTGCAGAAAAAGCTATTGACGAAATTGAAGGGTTGCCAGGACAAATGACTAACCTATTTCAATCAGATTTTGGGGGAGGAGCCGAAAGCATAAAAAGATTAAAAGAGGGACTCACATTACTACGAAGAACAAAACAATATTATGCAAAGGGGTACAAAAGACTAAACGACCCCGTTTATCAATCTCTTGTAAAAGCCACTAAAGACGGTCGAATACAACTTGATCCCGTTGCAATTCTAAACAGAGTTGTAAAAAACAATCAGCCAAAACTTTTAGAGCGTATCTTACGAAGTAGAAGAGGAGTAGCGTTAGGGTTTAGAAACATAGAAGAAAAACCTGTTCGATTTGGCACTAGAGAAATCTCAATTGAAGAAGCAGAAACAATATTAAGAAAAGGTGATTTAAGTGACCCAAGAAGTCTACAAAGAAGAGTTAATGACGCGAAGGCAGCAAGAGCTAAAATTGAAGATGAGGTAGCAGCAGGAGGTGTCCAAGGAGAAAACTTGAGGCAAGCTCTTGCAGGTGCTTTTTTACGAGACGCTATTGAAAAGTCTTCCGTTGATGGTGTATTAGACGGAAAGAAGTTAGCAGGATTTATCGACGAGTTAGGAACTACTAAAGACGTTTTATTTAAATCAAGATTACCACGAGTTCAAGGAGAGTTAGATGATTTAAACGAACTCACTTCTGTTCTTCGTGCTAATGCTACAAAATTAGATAATAGCGTTATTGAGCAGTTGTCTACTAGACCTTTAGCAGAGGCTTTAAAATTAGCAAAAGACGCTAGTTTACGAGTGGACGCTATAAATAAACAAACTTACTTAAAAAGTTTACGAGATAAAGATGCCTCAAAAATAGTAGATACCATTTTTACTAAAAATAATCCTCAAATGATTAAAGCTTTCATGAACAATACCATTGAGGCTAGAGTCCCTAATCAGACAAATAGGATTAAAGTGACTCCTTTTGAAGCTACTGAACATGCTAATCTTGTAGAAAATGTTCGAGATGCTGCAATGGCTAGAATATTACAATCTATGGGAGATATACGATCACCAATGTTTGCAGAAGATTTTTTATCTGGTCGATTAGGTTCAAAAATGAAGAGCACATTAGAGGGATATGGAAGAGATTCCTTGAATGCGATGTTCGGAGTTGACGAAGCAAACAAGTTATTTAAGTTATCTGAAATCATGATTCGATCTTCAGACAAACCACTTGCAGGCAAAGGTGGACTTGCTGCTCCATCCATAGCTCTTGGTCTGTCTATATTTGGTTTGTTAACTGCTCCTCTTCAAACAATAGGTGCAATAGCTTTTTATTCTGGTATGTCAAAGGTTTTAAGAAGTGGGCCTATGTTAGATATTATGTTAGCAAGTAGAAAACCTGGAGCAGATCAATTAGGTCAAGCTTTACAAACAGTGCAAACTATAACTTCTCAACTTCAAACACAAGCAGTAACATCAGATGAAGGACCTTTAAAAGTAAGTCCCGAAGTTCAACGATCAATGCAACGAGCAGCAACGCAATTTAAGTCATCTATCCCAAATGTGGCACCCGTTTTTGGTGGCACCCCCACAGCTAATATTGATCCTACTAATCCTATTATAAATCCAGATCCTGCAACGCAGGCACTTGCCCAAACACTTAGTCAACGTCCCCCCAGTTAGCTTGAATATCCTGGTCAACCTTACTAGGAACGGCTAACTCCAATCCCGTCTCCATAATATTCTTTATCTTCTGTGCTTGCACGTCGCTCTCGACAGAAAAGCAAAGTTCGTCATGCACTGTAATCAACGGCACAAGACCCTCTTCGTAGCAATCCACCATCGCTTTCTTTGTTTGATCGGCTGCCGAACCTTGGATTAATCGATTCAATGCCTTATAGGTAAACGCTCGACGGATCAAAGGTCCGTACTCTCTTTCTGCATCCTCATGTTTCATAGGCTTGCTATAGCCAAAAGTCTTAGGCTCCCATAGGTCAAATCGGCATAAACGTCCCGATATCGTCCGAATCTTTCCGTTCTTTGCAGCTCTCTGCATTACACGCTCGGCTAGTGTCTTAACAAAAGGAACACGTTGATGGTACTTTGCCATCAACGCTTTTGCTTCATCGTTAGACAGCACGAGTTGAGCAGCTAACTTACCCACGCCCATGCCATACATAATACCTAAGTTCACGGTCTTTGCTTCTTTTCGTGAAATGCCCGCCATGTCTGCCACCATTTGATGAAAGTCAGCATCCCCTTTGTGGTATTCGTCAATCACTTCATCAATCATAGGATGCCTATCTCCTCGACGTAGCACCGAACAATAATGCACCAGTAACCTTGGCTCTTGTGAAGAATAGTCAAAGCTACCCCACTTCTGCCCCTCTTCGGGTATAAACAAACCACGGATTAGCTTTTTGATTTCGGGATCACGGGCAGGTATCTGCTGTAGATTTGGATTCGACGACGAAAACCTACCCGTGACAGTCCCCCCATCATCGGACCTCAACTGGTGAAACTCACAATGTATACGACCTTTGTGCTCATGTCTAAGAATACTATCAATAAATGTGCTATCGGCTTTGTCAGCCTCGCGTAGTTTTACAATAGCCTGGGCAACTTCATGAGGGTGTGCCTGCAAAAATTGCTTGGTAAACGAAGGTGCCCCTAATTCTGTGGTTGGATAGGTTAGGTTCAGTGCCTTAAAAACGCTCTCTACAGAGGCGTTTGCCCACGGCTCTATGTTTACTGATGTTTTTTGTTTGATGAACTTCTTTAGCTCAGAAACACGAGCTTTGAGGGTTTTCTTGGCTTGTTCTGCCTTTTCTAAGTCTACCCGTACCCCACGCTCTCTCATATCAAGCATAATCGGTATAAGTTTAGACTCTAACTCAAAGACATCCTTTAGTTCCTCTCGACTAATCTCTATGGACAATCGCTCCCATAGCTTGAGGGTCATAAGAGCATCTTGCTCAGCATAAGGTCCTACAAACTTCGGAGGTAGTCGCCACATCTCGCTCTTGGGATCTATTCCAAAATCTTTTGCCGCAGCTCTCAACATCTTCTCGTCTTTACGCATATCAATATAGTCTCGACCAAGATTGTTTAGGCTGTAGCTAAATCTATTCTCGTCAATCAACGGAGCAGCAACCATTGTATCAATAATCTTACCCTTAACCTCGATGCCCTCGGCTCTCAACCATCCCGCATCATACGTTGCGTTGTGCATAATCTTGTCGATTTGTGGAGTATTCATCTGATCTTTGAGCCAGTTTAGCGTCATATCAGCGTCTAAGTTGTGACCATTCGCATGTCTTATAGGGAAATAGCCTTGATAATCGCCCGTAGCGACAGCGATTCCTATGATCTCCCCCTCTTTCCTTGCCCATCCAGGTCCTAAGTCCCGTATATTTGGATCTCTTGTTTCTAAGTCCACGGCTATCTGACCACAATGTCTGAGGTCTGGAAACTCTGGAGGGATATTCCAATCAACGTCGAGAACGTCCATTGCCATCCGTTCCTCAAAACTTATAGTGCTGTTATCTTTTCTATCCTTCGCCATCGTCCTCATTCCACTCGTCATCTTCTCCCGCAAGGGCTGCGTAACCAACGATATCGACCCACGAATCTAAATGTTTGGGCGAGTTAATCAATCTCGACATCTTTACGGCAATCATGCACTGATATACTTGTTCAACAGTAATCTTCTGCTCCAATATGACCGACCAAAACTGTGCGATCCGCTCGTGATTTAATTTGGCATCCCCATATATCTTAGCTCTCTTACTAGATATTAAGTTGCCGGCCTGCTCTAATACTTCTTTTCTTTTTACCATTATATATCATACCTATATTTCTTTTGCGACTCTATTATATGAAGATTGCTCTTCACTCTCGTTAACCCAACGTAGAACACGCGATGCTCGTCGTCTTGGTCGGGATTTGTTACGCACGACTTTGTCGAGTCCAAGTGAACCACCACATTGTCGTCCTCGCCACCCTTCATTGCATGAAACGTGGAAACCTTCAATCTCGGTCTTTCAGTTAGCACTTCATTCCGTCGTAGCAAAGCACGGATATAATATCGCTCGTCCTTACCCAACCGAAGCATATCCAGTGCGTCTGTTTCTTTTCGTGCTAATAAACCTAGATTCTGCACCAAAGATTCGTAAGTATATGTCCCGTCGAGAGGCTCTGCATCTAACAAGGGTAACATCCCTCGCTTGATTACGGCTCCGTCACCCGTCTTTGGTGCGAGTCCATATAATCTTTTTACCTCGTGCAATCCTATCTCACGTCCTTTTTGAAGTCCCTCCCATATCTTTATAGCCTCTGCTATCTCTAGCTTTACACTTGGATAGCCTTTGATCTCATAGAACAACCCTTGCTCTCGTAGGTCTGCTGCCACATCACGAGCAAAAGAATTAGTTCGTGACATCAACGTCCACGAACCTTGGTTCATATTAATATCAAAGGTGTCGAGGTGATGCGATATAGTGCCCTTTTTGTCCGTAGACTTAAAATCTTTTTGTTTTCTGTGCCGTATGCGACGCACCACGCTCATTGCCATGTCATAGGCTGACTTAGGTAGTCGATAACTTTGATCAAGCACACGCACATTGTCAGAGCATCTCATGAATAAATTTACGTCTACCCCTGCCCATCTATGTATCGCCTGGTCATCATCTCCCGCAAAGTACGTTTTTTCTGAGTTTTTTGCTAGTTTGTCTACCATCTTCCATTGTAACGGCACGAGGTCTTGTGCTTCATCTACTATGAGTATTTCTAATTTGGGAGCCGAGCACTGCTCGACATAGTGAGAAATCATATCCGTAAACGATAGCTTACCCGTGTCAGACTTATAAAGCTTGAGTGCCTTGTCAATCTTCTCAAGCATAAAGTAATGAAGATCATAGCTTCTTTGATCATTGAACTCCTTCTTCAACGAGACGCAACGGAGTGCGGCTCGATCAATCATGCGTAGGTATCTATCGTTATCTCTGCCTTGGGGCAGTATCAACCCATCGTCAGCATCAGAAGATACGATTCCGTCAAAGTTCATACCCATCATGCGAGAGAACTCCTTCCAATCCTCACGAGACATCATATCGGATTGAGACATACCAAGACCGTGGTATCCAAGCGAGTGTAATGTACGAAAGTACGGTAGATCGTCGGGTGTAAGATTAAATGCCGATCCCGCTCTCTCTACGGCTTCGTTAACAGCTTTCTTGGTAAAAGACACATAACCAATCCTATCAAGGTCAATACCCCGTGAGAGAGCTTCTCTGACGATCTCAATGAGGGTATGTGTTTTGCCACAGCCTGGGGGACCTAATATTAATTCAGAACGGGATATCATTTTCTACCACCTCTACTTGCTCCTCGACACCTTCGAAAGCAGGCACCCACCACACACGCAAGGTTGTTCTGCCCCCATCGGGTTTACGAAGGTTCTTATGTCCGTTACATTCTTCGTTGTTGTTTAGTTTCTTTAATCGTTCTTGTATCTGTGCTCGTGTAAAAGACGAAAAGTTCCTCTGTCGTAAGAACTCCATAAGACCATTGATCATGAACATAGTCTTTCCATCCTCTGTCCACGGCTTACCCATAAACAATTCTTCAGAAGATTGGGCACGAATACGGCTTGTACAAAAAGTTTCAAGAAGATCATAGAACTGTCCGTCTACTGTTAGCTCCCTTGGCACCTCTAGTTGAACTGCGTGTTTCAACATCTCATTTACCTTTGTTACCCAATCTGTCTCTTTGATCTTGGAGGGCATAAACATTAACTGCTCCATACACGCTTTCTGAAACAGATGTTGGTTCTGCAAGTGATCCATTGTTATCTCTAATCTACCCCCGTTCACGTCGAGGAAGACAAGCTTGGGGTCAGATAACATAATAGTGAGTCCACTGAGTTCTGCTGCGTGGTCTGATTTGTTACCGATTCCAAACTTTCGGGACTTACATACTTCTTTATTACAGAAGGACGAGTTCGGCTCGATGTTACACTGGTAGAAGTAATCTTTCTTCTGATACTGATTCTGTAAGCTTACCAACTCACTTGCGGGAAGTGGTGGGGCACAGTGTCTTTGATTAATCTCCTCAAGAGAGTTCTTCCAATTATCGGAGTGCTTTGCCTTACAATACGGGGCACACTGAGACAGAAAAATGTTTCTGTTATTATCTACCTTGCCCACCGATACATAGTTTTGTAAACATGGCGGCCCGTCGGCAAATACCTCACGGCTTTCTCCGTAGTTTATGTTTTCAAGGTTAGCGACAAGAGTTCGTTTCTTCTCGACAATGTTCAAGAACTGCTCAAGGGTCATGGCTTTGCCTTTGTCATCGAAGGCATATCGCATTGTTTGTTCTGATTTGAAGTAGGGTAGGTTGATAAAATTCCCCACATCGCCCCTCTCAGAGAGGATGCTATCTTGTTTTGGAAAGATCTCGGCTCGTGCATAACCAAGGGCACCCGCAATCTCCGTCAAATATTCTCTAAATATCTTTGCTTGTGTCGGTTGTTTAAGAAAGCAAAACAAATGTGCTCCCCCCGACTTTGATCGGCAAACCACCAACGGCAGTTTAAATTTTACTATCTTCGCTATCAATCCTTTGTGGTCGAGGTCATACTGATCTATATCAATCGCCCCGAAGTAACACTCGTTTTCCTTGGTGATCGGGATCGCCCCAACTCCGTGCTTTCCTTCTAGGTGGTTCTTTACAAGTTCCTCGGTCAACGGCTCACGAACCACGCGACTATTGGCTTCGGTCTTTCCATTACGACCAACAGCACCAACTGTCGTTTGTCCATGTGCCTCTTCCGAGCCACGAAAAGCATTCATGAAATTTAATACTAATGACATGGTTCATATAAGGTGGGACACAGAAAAGGAAGACAGTGTCGGAAAACTGTGCCCCACCAAAGGCTGTTAACTAGCAGTTAAAAAGGAACTTCGTCTTCTTGAGGTTCCGAGTCATCAACAGCCTTAACCGCACCTTTCATGACTTGCTCCCTAAAGAGTTTTGCCTCACCAAGAATATCCTTGGTTTGCACCAAGCCATGCTTTGTTACAGACCAATTATACCATGTGCCTTGATCGTTACTCTCTTGAACCGTAGTGAGTTTCCACATGGTCGCATAGACCGCAGGAGTTAAAAGTGCGTTCGTTTTGGGATGCCGAATCTTTTGCATCGCAATCTGGGTCTTCCAACGTCGGCTGACCTTCAATTGCGTTGATTTCATATCGACTATGGCGGGTTGTATTATCCCACCGTCCCCAATTACTAAACAATAGTGCTGATCGGATTTTACCAACTGATTTCCGTTCGGCAAAATTTCTTTTGCACCATCGCGTGTTGCTTTTTGGATGTCGGGATGGCTAGGCTCAATCTCACCTACAAATCCACCCCCACTGTCTCGATCAATAAATTCTAAGAATTTAGTCTCTTGATAACATGGCACTACTACTAAGCCATCATCACCATTCCAAAATTCATTTGTGACAGTGTTAAATGCGTCTCCTTGCCCCGAACCATCGATGTACGCATCGTCCTTCTTGTTCGCTTGTGGAGACATAGCCTGTATTATTCGTATAAATGGTATCTGCATCTCGGAACTATCAAAGGTCGTTCCCTCACCTGCAGACGCTGTAATCTCATCCAACAACTCTGTTGGAAGTTGATCTTCTTTTACTACTATCTCTTTATTCATTATTTCCTCTTGATTTCTACTGCGTTAGTTAAAAAGGCACCAAATAGATCGAGATCTATCTCTTGCCCTTGCTCTACACGATCCTTGACGAAAGCTTTTAACGTCATGGGATGTATGTGCGTTTTTGTTGATGGCTCCAGACCTTTGTCTTTCAACATCCAAAAAGCGTCTTTGGCTAAGTTGTCTTGACCACGACCAAAAGTACAGACCACATCATTCTTAATAATGTCGTCGAGTCCTCTGTCTCGTAACCAATCAAAGGCTAGTTCACGTTTATCAACGGGTATGGATGCTGCCACTATCTGTTTTTTCGTAACAGTTAGTCCGTCAACGTCCACACGTTCCACGCCCATTTCATCCATCAAGTCGGGAATCATTTGTGTGGATAGTTTTTGTTTCTCAGCTTTGAGATTTTTGAGAAGGGTTTCTGCCTCCTCGACTTCTTGCTCTACTACTCGTAACTGTCTTACTAAACCACTGAGGTTTTTCGTTGTCTCAGTGTTGATTGAATCCAGTGCTCCACTTTCATCAAACATATCTTCTAAAATGTCATTCATAAGTATCTCCTCTTCAGGTTTAAATTGACATTGGTTAATACAACACATATAAGTTATACATGGAAAACAAACAGCTTGTCAAATATAATTTTAAGACAAAGCCATTTAAACATCAGATTGATGCTTTGGATGCCTCCCACGACAAGAAATATTTTGCACTATTTATGGAGATGGGTACAGGCAAATCCAAGGTTCTTATAGATAATATTGTGCATTTGTATGATCGAGAAGAGATTAACTTTGCCTTGATCATTGCTCCCAAGGGGGTGTATCGTAATTGGGTGGAGCGAGAGATCCCGCAGCACTTTCCCGATAATGTACCATATCGGGTGATTCGTTGGGTCAGTAACCCAAACAAAGAACAAGAGCGGGAGATCAAGTCGGTAAAGGATACATTTGAAGGGATTACAATCTTTGTTATGAACGTCGAGATTTTTTCTACAGTCAAAGGACGTAACGTCGGCACCTGGTTAGCTAAGCGATTCGGGAGTCGGGGCATAGTTGCCGTGGACGAGAGCACCACTATTAAGAATACCAAGTCCAATCGCACCAAAGCACTTGTGCAGCTCTCCAAAGATTTTGAATATTCACGCATACTTACGGGGTCGCCCGTCACAAACTCACCTATGGATGTGTACTCGCAGACAGAGTTTTTGAAAAAAGGGGTGTTAGGCTACAGTAACTTCTATGCCTTTCAAGCTCGATACGCTAACTTACAAACTAGGAACATGGGTTCCACAAGTTTTCGACAAGTGGTCGGGTTCAAAAACTTGGATGAGCTAAACAAAAAGCTCGACAACTTCAGTTTTCGGGTCTTGAAGAAGGATTGTTTGGATCTACCAAATAAAGTATATATGCCCCGTTATGTCAGCCTAACTAAAAGACAACTTGAATTATACGAGCAGATTCGGAAAGAAGCGTTGGTGTTATTCGAGGATGGACGGCTCGTTTCGGCACCACAAATGGTGACCCAGATGCTTCGGCTGCAACAAATACTTTCGGGATACCTCACCACGGACGATGGCTATCAAGAAAACTTCGAGACCAGGCGAATAGATGCCCTCCTTGATATATGCTATGAAACTTCGGGTAAGATAATTATATGGTCACGTTTCAGATACGACATCATGAAGATCGCTCAAGTTCTGTCCGATAACTTCGGAGAAAGCAAAGTAGCAAAGTATTTTGGAGACACAAAGGACGATGAACGTAGCGAGATCATAGACCGATTTCAAAACCCAAACTCTGATCTTCGGTTTTTTATTGGCAATCCGTCAACTGCGGGTCGGGGTCTTACGCTAACCGAAGGACATACTGTGGTCTATTATGCTAATGACTTTAACCTCGATACACGGATCCAATCAGAAGATCGGTGCCATCGTATCGGGCAGAATAAATCGGTAACGTATATTGATTTGATTTCGGAAGGCACGATTGATGAAAAAATCGTGCACTCCCTAGTTAATAAGATTGACCTTAGTGCAAAGGTCTTGGGTGAAGAAGCAAAAGAATGGCTTCAAATCAAGCCTAAGAAGGCTTAGCTGCCTTCCATCTTTCTGATGTTTTCCAAGTCTCCTTCTTTTACCCCAAATCGTTTTTCATAATCCTCTCGGATCATTCGGGACACTTGTCGAGCCATAGTTCTACCCTCTTGATGGGCAATGTCCCTTAGTTTTTCACGATCCTCGACAGGAACAGCGATGTTCACAAACGGAACTTCGGCTCTTTCTTTGTTCTTAATTCCAACATTTGCCATGTTGTACTCCTTTCATAAGCTTTCTATGTTTAATATATAATGGATTTGTGTTAAAAATACAACCCT